GCCATTATACGATGATGCAGAACCTGACTGTGTTTACTTTGTGAAAGACGTCAGTCGCAACTGTGAGATTGTCGACTACACCAAGGCTTGGTAATATGCCCTATACTGAACCTGAAATATTTGAAATAATTAATCGTCTATCCCGAGTATACTTAGAAAGTTATCCAGACGATCGGGAGGGGCTTGAACGTTTTTTACGTTGGGCACATTTGCAGTATGGCTACAAGTATGGGCAGTCTTAAGCCAGGTGCCACATACATTTACGAAAGTCCAGATGGAGGAGAAACTGTGTATGCTCGCGAAGCAGGTTCTACGGAGCGTCACATGATTGGGCAAAGCATAAAGGCTGCAGGCCTAGTAAAAAACCTTGAACAACACCGGTTGTGGGGCAACATTCGTCGAGCCGCCGAAACCAATACCGCTTTACAAGATGCCCTGGACCGTGCTATACTGATTTATAATTTAAGCAAACATGAGTGAAAAACTAACCATTGCCAATGAAATGCGGCAGTTCGATCGCAAGAACAGAAACTTCTACGACGAGCTTACCGACGAAGAAAAGAAAAAGTTTTCAACCTATCTCATGATCCGCTGGGGATCCGCGGTAGAAGGCTCACGCGAACTACAAGAGTTCTATGTTATTGCTTGTAACGAACGATTGAACAAGCACTTCTTTAGCGTGAGCAAACACCCCAAACTACAATGGCTTATGGCCACAAGTGTAAGTCCTGACATGGGAACACCCAGACACGTTTGGATTGCTCCCAAGAAAAAAGAGGCAGGGCTTAGTGCCAAACGCCGAGCACTCATGGCTATCTATCCACACTACAAAGATGATGAAATAGATGTCATGGCACAGATAACAACCCAAAAAGAAATTGACGAATACAATCGTCTAGCAGGCAATGACAAGAAATGACATTCACGTGCGAATACTGCAAGAAGACTTTTGCTAGAGAAACCAGCATAGCAGTTCACATGTGTGAACCCAAACGCAGAAGATTAAACAAAGATGAACCGGGGGTGCGATTAGGTTTTCAAGCATACATCAAGTTTTATGAAACCATGCAAGGGTCTGCTAGGAACAAAACACACGATGATTTTTGTGAGAGTGCATACTATAGAGCCTTTGTTAAATTTGGACACTACTGTGTAAACACTCGGGTAGTAGCACCAGATCGGTTTATGTCATGGTTGCTTAAAGAACAAAAGAAAATAGACCATTGGTGTAGTGATCGAGTGTATACAGAGTACCTTATGCAATACCTGTTGGTAGAAGCAGTGAACGATGCTCTAGCCCGTGCAATAGAACACAGCATGCGTTGGTCAGAAGAAACAAACAATCCTTCTCATGATTGGTTGCGGTATGGTAACACTCATGCATTGTGTTACGCTGTTACAGCCGGCCGTATTTCACCTTGGGTAATTTACAATTCAGAATCAGGACAAAAGTTCTTGAGTGAGTTGTCGGCACAACAGGTCGCAATAGTTTGGCCCTACATTGATAGTGACGCTTGGCAGAAAAAGTTCCATGATTACCCAGCGGATCAAGAGTATGCCAAGGAAATTTTAAAGCAAGCAGGATGGTAATATGATCAAAAACATTTGGCACAATGGACCTGGTATTCATGTAGAAATAAATGCTTCTGGACCTTCTTTTCCTATGACCACGTCTGACTCTGGACGGGTTCGTTATAATGGCAGTCTTAAAGCAATGGAAACATATGACGGCTATGCCTGGGTCCCAGTGGGTACCAACGCCATGGTTGGATTAACTGCTGACTATATTGGTGCAATTGAGTGGGCAAAAGCAAAACGTGAACAAGAACAAAAAATTACACGTCGTGCCGAACTGGACCCGGTTGTGCGTGATGCACTAGACGCAGTAGAAAAAGCACAGGAACAATTACAAATGGTCATGGAGTTGACTGAAAAATGAAATTATTATTATGTGGTGATAGTTTTAGTTACGATCATAAACTTGAGCATAGCTGGCCAACTAGATTATCTCAAGTGCACCAAGTTGATAATCTAAGTCAATGTGGGTGTGGTGAATACAAAATAAGATTACAAATTGCATCACGCAATCTTGACAATTACGATGCTGTAATGATTTTTCATACTAGCCCAAATCGAATTTATTATAATCAGTTAAACAAAATGTATGTTGACAATTATCATGGCCAAGCTGATTTTTTGTTTACTGATGTAGAACATCATCGACACTCAAATAAACTGGCACAAACAGCCTATGATTATTTTGTAAACATATTCGATGCTACATATCATTCATATGTTCATAATTTAATTTGTGCCGAGATTGATCAAATAACCAAACCATACTGTATATATCATTTCACAGCATTTGATTACTCAACATTATATCAATTTGACAATAATCTAATAGATTTGTATAATATATGGCAGGCCAATCGCGGGAACATAAACCATTTGAATCCAGCGGGCCATCAAGAGTTTTTTAAAAAGATAACAGATACAATAACAATATGAGCGCAGATATTGACATTGACTTTGCCAACAGAGAAGATATACTGAAACTGATTCGGCATACTCCAGCACGACAAAGTAATGGGCAAAAGCAAAACGTGAACAAGAACAAAAAATTGCACGTCGTGCCGAACTGGATCCTGTTGTGCGTGACGCATTAGAGTCAGTAGAAAAAGCACAGGAACAATTACAAATGGTCATGACATTAACAGATGTATAAAAAACTTGCGACCTAGTTCGTGCATCCAGTTACTGGCTGCTGACCAAATATAGTAAGGGCATGAGTTGGGTATTAGTATTAAGGAAATATAATGAAAATAGCTATTGATTATCAAGGTAGAACATACGGAAGATTTTTAGAATTTGTGTGCAACACATTACTAGGAATAACTACCGGAACCCCGTTTTATCGTGGGTGGGTTGGATATGTCGATATCAACGGAAAAAATTATGCAGGAGATAAAGTATTTGAAGCAAATCAACATTTCTTCCTTCCAAAAGACATTGAAGCCGAAAAAGTAATAAGCATACAGTTTGATATTAACGATTTATTACCAGTTCAACAAACAAATTTGTTAGTGGAAATTCCTTACGGATATGACATGATACCAATAGAAATTAATACTTACAATAGATTCAATGAAATAAAAGGGTATCGAGACATATTGCAAAATTTGTCAGACAATTTTTTTAAAAATCAAATTAAAGAAAGTTATAATGCAGTTAGAGATCCGTCTTGGCCCGATGTAACCACTATTGCAGAATTTGAAAAATTGCCTGATATAATTAAACAAGAATGCATCGAACAACATAAATTAGAGTTGTTAGAGTTTTCGGCAGATTATCCTGATTGTCCGAGACAAATACTGCGAGAGTTTTTCCAAATTGGATTTTCTAAACCTGAACAGCATGGATTAATTCTTAGTCAAAAGAAAATGCAATACCAGGAAGACAAGCAAGTATACATATTTCCATTTAGATGTTTTTATAACAAACATGATTTTTTAGAACAAATAGAAAAGATTACAGAATGGGCAGGAATACCTCACAACTATCAACAAAAGATTGAACTATTGCATGATGAATTTTTACAAAAAGAACCTTATAGAAATTCAAAAGCCAAATGTGACATGATTATCAACATAATACAAACCGGAATAAGAGAGTCTTGGCCCAAGTACGAAATAACCGAATCATCTGCAGTATCAGAATTAGATGTGGTAGAAGAAGCCTATATAAACGCCGCACTTGGTCAAGATTGGTTTCAATGAGCGCAGATATTGATTTAGACTTTGCAAATCGTGAAGATATATTGAAACTTATTCAACATGTTCCTGCACGACAAAGTAATGGGCGAAAGCACAACTCGGGAATATATGTTACCAACATACCACGTGATCCATTCAATGGTTGTGCGGCATTAGATTACGAAACAGCAGAACAACGTGGATACTTTAAACTAGACTTCTTGAACATGAGTGTGTATCAGTTGATACAGAATCCGGCACACTATCAACAAATGCTAGATCAAACACCACCTTGGTCACAACTTTGGGCGGACCGTGAGTGGGCCAGTAAACTAGTACATATAGGCAATTACACAGATTTACTAAAGGTAATGCGGCCAGATAGTATACCCAGGATGGCAGCCTTTATATCTATCATACGTCCGGGCAAGGCACATTTACAAACACGCCCGTGGGACGAAGTATTTTCTAGTGTGTGGGACGGAGATGAATCACAAGGATTTGTGTTCAAACACAGTCATGCAATTTCTTATGCAGCCTTGGTTGCGTTACATATGAATTTAATCAGTCAAGACGTCGCACAAGTGTAATTGATTTTCTCTTGCCTTTTTTACGGGCAATGTCCAACAAACTACAAGCCGGACCGTGTAAGATTTCTAAATCTTTGTTGGTAAAAGTTCTTAGATAAGGTTTAAAAGGGTCCCATTGGCCTTTGAGGAATATGTTGATAGGGACGCTGCGATTACTTTCCCACCACCAGACATTGGCCAACTCTAAAAAGTGCCGCTTTAACTCAGCATCTGCTATGGCACCAAAATCATAGATGGTGGTTATTGCATCGTCTTGATTCTGTACAATGCCCACATACTCAGTTGAGGCATAAACGCACAAGGTGATAAATGGGTAT